CCATAGACCCTAACTCTTCCTGCGGCTTGGTAGATTCTCCTAACTAAGTTAGAAGATGAACCGCTGTCGTCCATAATGATCGAGGCAACCGCCAAGACCACGTAGACGATAGTTTGAACAGGAAAAGTAACAGCTGAACCTTGCGCAGCAAATTTCTTAATCCAAATGGGTTTTACCCCAGATGGATCAGATTTTGCCACTGAAGACGCGCCATCCACCACAATAGGTGAACGTGCGGCATTCAGTGCCTCTAAGAAAGAAATGTTTGATGAAAACACTCTCTCTACGAGGTAGCATGATAAGCGGTCAGAAGCGGATGATAAGTCCACGCTGGCCGTCTTACCATTGACAGATGCTCGTAAAACATGCATCTGTGAAGGTTGTTGACTGTAGAAGTCAATGCAGCTGCTAAGCTTGGGATTCAGGTTAGACCTGATCCAAGCCATCAGTCCCTGCTGGAGGAACTGATTTGCTGTGGGCTCCGACGCAATCATGCGAGGTTTGGAGAGAGTTTTGGGTACGGCGATTAACTTTGCCGCCCTAACTTTCTCCTCCACCTTACGAGAACGTGTCTCGGTCCAATCGATATGGAGATCTTCTCTATGTTGAGTGAAGTACTCAACAGGGAAGAGATTCTTGGCCAAACGAGGCCAACGATGGAGGTTAAAATATTTATCACCTCCAGACTTCATATCAGAAACAGCACCAGGGCCATGCTTTGGCATCATATCTTGGAAGTCAAACTCCTTTCGAGGAGTAAACAACCCAGACGTGAGGTTAAGAATTTCGACCTCACGATCTGTCAAGCTATCCCGTTTGGAAAACTTGAAAGATTTAAACCTGACATCCCTACCCCACCTGTTAGTGGGTTTCGGAAGCTTTGTTTCGATCACTCGAAACTCAGTTACAGCTTTATCAATGTTCTCTTGAGAACATTGAATTGTGACCTTCTTAGCGAACATTAGTAACGTTCGTGTCAGAAACACAATGTCTGCGTCAGGATAGATGCATTCACCGTTCTGCCTGAAAGTATACCTTAGGAATTTTCCGTAAAGGATTGTCC